GCTGCTACACCTCCGACTCTGACAGCTTCAGGCAGGGATGTGCTGGCGTTCTTTACCTATGATGGCGGCACGACTTGGAATGCGTTCGTGCTTGGACAGGGGATGGCGTAATGTCAGTCCGTGATGTAGTTCAAGCAGCAGCCGGTGCGTTGGGGGAGTCAACGTACATCGAGGACGTTTTCTCGACCTACCTCTACACCGGCAACAGCTCTACCCAGACCATCACTAACGGGATTGATCTGGCGGGTGAGGGTGGGTTGGTTTGGATTAAATCACGCAGCCAAACAACTTGGCACAGACTTGTCACAACTACGCTTGGCAACAACAATGATTTAAGTTCTAACTCAACGGCGGGGTTGGACAGCAACAACATTGTCAATTCGTTCAATAGCAACGGTTTTACGTTAAACACCGGAAACGACACCAATATAAACACTTACACCTACGCCTCATGGACCTTCCGCAAGGCTGAGAAGTTCTTTGATGTGGTGACGTATACGGGGAATGGGGTTGCTGGTCGTCAGATTCCTCACAATTTGGGAAGTGTCCCCGGCTGCATCATTATTAAACAAACAGACAGCACAGGATATTGGGGTGTCTATCATAGATCATTGCCAAACGATGGTAATGGCGTGGAATCTCAATCTTTGTTGTTGAACTCTACTACCAATGCCGGTGGTTTCGGTATGTTGGACATACACGCCAATCAAACTAGCGAATACTTCCAGACAAAAAGAGGAACTGCTGGTGATTGGAACACTAACGGAGCAACCTACGTAGCCTACCTATTCGCCCATGACGCTGGTGGCTTTGGTGATGATGGCAATCAGAATGTGATTTCGTGTGGGTCGTATACGGGTAACGGAATCTCCACAGGGCCAACAGTGACGCTTGGGTATGAACCGCAGTGGTTATTGATAAAGAAATCTAGCGTTTCTGGTACATCTTGGACTATCTTAGATAATATGCGCGGGTTATCCTATACGGGTAACCTAAATGAGCTTTTGCCAAATGTGTCCAATGCTGAAAATTCACTTATACAAAGCAGTGGTGTTTTTCCAACGGCTACAGGGTTTAGCATAAACACATCTAATGGGGTATTTAACGAAAGTAGTTCCACCTACATCTACATCGCCATCCGCCGTGGCCCGATGAAGACGCCGGAGAGTGGGACGGAGGTGTTTAGTGCTAACTCTTACACAAGTGCGCCCTCTTCTGGCACACAGGTATCCACGGGTTTCCCTGTGGATATGCAAATAAAACGAGAAAATCAACCATCTCCGACAACAAAAGACAATTACGCAGTATCACGGCTTACTGGTGTTTCAAGTAATACTACAAATAGCGGATCATATTTGCTAACAAACTCCACTCAAGCAGAAACAGCCACAGGAGCGTATACAAGATATTGGAACAATACCGGTTTTCAAACATCATCAAACGATCAAGGCAATCCTTATGTATATTGGAGTTTTGGCCGCGCCCCCGGCTTCTTTGATGTGGTGTGCTATACGGGGACGGGTGTTGCTAGGACGGTGAGTCACAACTTGGGCGTGGTGCCTGAGATGATGATTGTTAAGTGCAGGAATGTTGGATACTCATGGACGGTTTATACTCAACCAACTGGTAATGGTAACACTATATTGTTAAATGGTGACGGTTCTGCTGGTGGGTCTAATCTGTGGAATTACACTAGCCCAACAGATAGTGTTTTTTCAGTTGGTTCCGCTGCTAATATAAATGGATCAGGCAATACATTTGTAGCCTACCTCTTCGCCACCTGCCCCGGTGTGAGCAAGGTTGGTAGCTACACAGGCACAGCAGCAACCCAACAGATCAATTGTGGCTTCACAGGTGGCGCTCGGTTTGTCCTGATTAAGCGCACCGACAGCACAGGCGACTGGTACGTCTGGGATTCTGCTCGTGGCATTGTGGCAGGTAACGATCCGTACCTGCGCTTGAACAGCACAGCGGCTGAAGTAACTAACACCGACTACGTTGACACCTACTCCGCTGGGTTTGAAATCAGCAGCACCGCCCCGGCAGCGATTAACGCTAACGGCGGGACATTTATCTTCTTGGCAATAGCTTGAGGAACAACATGAACTATCGCATCCGATCAACTGGTGAAGTCAAAACTCAAGGCGACATCAGGAAACTGCACCCAAACACATCCCTGCCCCGTGTTTGGGATGAGTCAATCTGCGAGGCTCTAGGCATTGATGTGATCTTTGAGGGGCCGCAAGCCACTGGCGGGGATCAGTATCAGTACAGTCAAGCTGCCGGAATTGAGCAGGTCAATGGCAAGTGGTACACCAAGTACGTCCTTGGGCCGATCTTCGCAGATAACGAAGACGCCAGTGCTGCCCAGCAGGAAGCCGCGTACAAGGCAACCAAAGACGCAGAGCAAGCCAAGAGTGTCCGGGCAGAGCGTGATGCAAAACTCGCCGCATCAGACTGGACGCAAGGCAAGGACATCGCAGAAAATATCAGCACCGCGTGGGCAACATACCGTCAGGCTCTCAGAGATGTTCCTGCACAGGCAGGATTCCCTTGGAACGTGACTTGGCCCACCCAACCGGAGTAAGACATGACTGTAACGATTGGTGGAAGCACTGGGTTTGTACCGACTGCGGCTTCAATTAAAGAAGCGTACACCGCGTTGAGCGGAACCACCCCGTCAGTTGATTGCGAAATTGGCAACGTATTCTCTCTGACTACTAGCGGCAATACGACATTCACGTTTAGTAATGCGCCGACTTCTGGAACCGGCTACGGCTTTACGCTCAAGCTGACTGCTGGCGGAACGCACACTTTGACTTGGCCTGCTTCTGTTGATTGGGCTGGTGGAACTGCCCCTGATGCCCCTGCAAGCGGCGAGACTAACGTGTATGTGTTTATCACTTATGACGGCGGTACAACTTGGTACGGCTTCTTGGGTGGAGCGGCACTGGCATGAGTATTACAAACCAACTTGGGATTATTGCCTCCGCAGGCAGAGGAGAACCGGATATGTTCAAAGTATTAGCAACAGAAGAAATTGCTTTTAATGTGGCCGATCTTAGTGACGTAACTCAAAATTTTACAATGAGTTTTGATGATGTTTCTCAGCTAGAGTTTCATATAAAAGAAGAAAGCACAACAAATAGTAACGCTGTTGATTACAACAGGGTTAGTATGATTAGGCCCGGAACCACAAGCACTACTGTAATAAGAGTGCCTAATTCAGCAGATGGCGCAAGAAACCAGACCATCATATACAACGCAAGTGCTAAAACAATAAGAGTAATTACAGGTACTACAGCGACTTTTCGTGGAAGCATTCAAATTGTTAAATATGATCGAACTGTAGTCCAAACTATTACGCTTCTTAATAACGCGACTACAACAGAGCAAACAATGCCATCGACAGTCACCAATTTGTCGAAATGTTTTTTACAGCCCGGCAATTCATATTGTGATGGGGTTTATATACAGGGACCACTAAACACAGCCAATACATATTCGTGGCATATTGTTTATTATGCAAGTGGTTCAAGCAGAGGCGGTATAAAAATCACTTCTAACAGCAAGTACCAATGTTCCCATACTGTTGTTGGGACGTTTTATTTAATTGAATTTGAATGAAAAATCAACCAATGTGCATAAACGGAGTAACTTGAGATGTACGTAAAAATCACAAACGGTTCTGTAGACCAATTTCCATACACGGTCGGACAGCTACGCCGTGACAATCCAAACACATCGTTTCCCAAGCGGGTTACGGACGAGATGTTGGCGGAGTACGGAGTTGTCCCCGTAACGTACACCGATGCGCCTACCTACAATGAACGCACACAAAAAGCTGCCCAAGATAGCGCCCCTGCGTTGGTCAATGGGGCTTGGACGATTGGTTGGCAAGTAGCAAACAAAACAACAGAAGAGTTGGCTCAACAAGACGCAGAGCAAGCCAAGAGTGTCCGGGCAGAGCGTGATAGCAAACTTGCTGCAACAGACTGGCGTTTTCGTAGCGACATGACGCCTTCTCAGGCTTGGGTTAATTATTGCCAAGCACTTCGGGATGTCCCCTCCCAACAAAACTTCCCTTGGGCGGTAGAATGGCCCACGCAACCGGAGTAAACCATGACCACCACAATTAATGCCGATACCTCGACCGGTGGGGCAATCGTAACTGGGGATGCTTCTGGTGCTTTGGGTCTACAGGCGGCAGGTACGACATTGCTTACGCTGTCAGGCTCCACGGCAACATTTGCCAAGAGCTACACCGAGACTGTTTACACGCTGGGAACCTCCGGATCGCTTGCGCTAGACCCTGCTAACGGAACGGTGCAGACCTGCGCCTTGTCTGGCAACCCGACCTTTACTGATTCCTTGTCGGCGGGGCAGTCTGTGATCTTAATGCTGACAAATGGTGCGTCTTACACGGTGACCTACCCCACAATGACTTGGGTAACTGCTGCTGGTAATGCAGCGCCTACGCTCACAGCAAGCGACACGCTGGCGTTCTGGATAG